AAGAACAGCAAATTCAACAACCAATTTTAATATTGTAGATTCCTCAAATAATAATTATACGGTTACGACAACTAGTTATTTCACCCAAGGTTCACAAAATCCATTTGGATTTGGAACATGGAGTATGGATTTTTCAAATTCAATGGCATATGCAACAACACCTGCTTCTGCCAATCTTAATATAGGAACAGCAAACTTTACTGTTGAAGCATGGGTATATCCATTTGCTTTTGGTGATGTAGCTAGTGGTTATGCTGGTAATATTAGAGGGGTATTTTCTTTTGGTGATGCTAACTATTTTGGTTTAAACACCTCTGGTGTTCCAGTTTATCAGGGAACCGCATTTGGTTCAACTGCAATATCCACATATGCATGGACACATATTGCTTGGTCGAGAGTTGGTTCAACACTTACTTGTTATGTTAATGGTACTTCTATAGGTACTCAATCCGTATCAAGCTCTATTGGTAATAGTAGTACAAAAAATACAATGGGTGGCCACGCAGATACTTATTATTTTTATGGTTATATTTCCAATCTTCGGGTATTAAATGGTACAGGTCTTTATACTGGTAATTTTACAACTCCAACATTACCATTATCCAATATAGCTAACACACAATTATTAGTTTGTCAAGCAAGTAGTTTTAGAGATTCTTCGAATAATAATTTTGCTGTAACAAGACGTTACAATTTAGCTAGGTCAGCCGCAAACGTACCTAATATAATTAGGTTCAATCCTTTTGGTGTGTCCGGTAACGCATATAGTGTTTCAGCAAATGCCACATATCATGGAAGTATGGATTTTACATATGGAAATTATAATGCAGGTTTAACTGTTTCTGCACCAATATCTTGTCCTGGTGAATTTACTTGGGAGTGTTATGCTTATGTACCGTATATTCCATCCAGTATTGGTTGGCTTCAATTTAATTTAACTGAAGGTCCATATCGTTGGGGTGGATGGGTCACAACAGATGGAACTGTACAAGCTAACCTATATGGTTCTGGTAATCAAGGTTTTACTGGTGCCGGAGCTGTTATTACAGGAGCTTGGTCACATTATGCCTTTACAAGAGACGGTACTGGCACAGTAAGATTTTTTAGAGATGGTGTTGTACTAGGTTCCACCTCAATAGGAAACCAATATGGTAGTCAATTAGGCAATGGTACAGGAGTTTATTTAAATGGTCCAGGTATTACTTGTGATGTTAAATTTTATCAAGGTGTTTGTTTATATGCAAGTGCTTTTACACCAACATGGCAACCATTAGAAAATTCAAACAACCCTACTATTTTTTTAAAAGGTACGAATGGTGTTGTGTATGACCATACTTTATTAAATAATTATCGTTTGGTTAACGCTACTTCAAATACGACAGTTATAAAAAATGGAACAGCTAGTATTGGTTTTACAGGTTCTAGTAGTTATATGTACTCGGCCGTGGCATCAAGTAGTTCTGGAACTCAATCATATTTAAATAGAGATTTTACCGTTGAGGCATGGGTTTATTTTAACACAGTAGCTTCAGCACAACCTATTATGGCATACGGCACTTCTGGAGCTTCCTCACAATTATTGTTCTCATTAAGTAATACTTTAGGTTTACGTTGGAATTTCTCTGGTGCAACAACGGATATTAATCAAGGTTCGGCTTCAGGTTGGACAACAGGTACATGGTATCACGTTGCTGCAACCAGAGTGGGTACTCAGATTACTTTATGGAAAAATGGAGCAAACGTAGCTTCGGGTACAGCAAGTACATCATATGGTGGTGTAGATTTATATGTTGGTGGTAGTACTGGTGATTCTTTATATATGAATGGTAATATAGATGACTTCCGAATTACTAATGGACAAGCTAGATATACTACAACATTTTCTCCCCCAACATCAATAACTCTACAATAAATAAGACATGGCCTTTCCTATTTCCCCCACCACCGGACAAATTGCTGTAGTTGATGGCATTTCATATGTCTATTCTGCAACAACCAATAGTTGGAAAAGACAATCTTTTTCAATAACAGATATTAATACTGGTATAGATGTTACACAGAACACAAGAATATCTAGCACAGATAACACAGCAACTGCTGCATACGCTAAAGCAAATGCGGCCTTTGATAAAGCAAACACCGGTGTATCAACATCAACGGACGATTACGCTAGGACCACAGCCAACACAGCAACTAATAATATCACCATACTACAAGGTGTTGATACCACACAAAATACCAGAATTTCTAGTACAGATAATACTGCAACTGCGGCCTATGCCAAAGCAAATGCGGCCTTTGATAAGGCCAATACTGGTGGTTCAGGTGGGTCATCTTCTGGTTATCTAGCTAACTCGGTTATCATAGCCAATACAACTGGTTACTTAACAAACACTAGTGCGTTACTATATTACACATCAAATAATAATTTAGTATTGACAGGTAATGTTATTGCTGGTGGTGTTAGAAGTACAACATCTTCTTCAGCACCAACCAATCCAACTGTTGGTGATATTTGGTATGAAACTACAACCGATATCATTTATAGATTTACAAATGATGGTTCTAATAGTTACTGGCTTGATATATCTAGTGCCACAGTTTCTTCAAATACTTCAAGTAGTAATACAAGTAGTTCCGGTGGAGGTGCGGTAGCAAGTGGAGTAATCTATGAGAATTCACAGAACGTTGCTTCTAATTATACAATCACTGCAGGTAAAAATGCTATGTCCGCTGGACCTATCACTATAAATACAGGAGTGACAGTAACTATTCCAACAGGTTCACGTTGGGTAATTGTTTAAGGATAAACTATGGCAGGTGCACTTACCGTTGACACATTAAACTCAAGTACCGGAGTATTAGCTACTCAGAATGGTATGACTGGCGTTGCGAAGGCATGGGTAGCTTTTAATGGAACAACAAATACAATCCGTTCTTCTTTTAATGTTACTTCAACGACAAAAATTGGTACAGGTAATTATCAAATAAATTTAACAACGGCAATGCCAAATGCAAATTATGCTGTAATTGGAATGTGTCAATATCAAAATAATGCAGGACAAACCATTTTAGAAGGCCCAAGTGATGCAACAACTTCATCATTTGAAGTTTGGTCAAGGGCAAATAATAACACAGCATATGATAGTGATTTAATTAATGTATCAGTATTCAGTTCATAAGGATATATAATGGCCGGCACAATAGTTCTTGACGCAATCACAGATGGTACAGGTAATACAGTATCAGGTTCTACTGTGGTTAAAGGTTCAGCTAAAGCGTGGGTTGTTTATACTTCTACAGGACAATTAATTCTAAATTCATTTAATGTTAGTTCTGTTACTTACAATGGTACAGGAGATTTTACAATAAATTTTACTACTGCTATGCCAACGACTAATTATGCTGTGGTCTGTTCAAGAGATGCAGCCTCAGGTGCTGGTCCATATACAGCTAATAGATATAGTGGAGGAACTTACTCAACTACCGCAGTGAGAATTATAGTAATGTCATCAACAGCTGTGGGCAATTTTGATGGATGTTCAGTAGCGATATTCAGTTAACATTTTTTTTAATAAAGGGAAATAAAAATGCAAGTAATTATTCATGAAAACAATAACGGTGGCGTATCTGTGACCGTACCAACGGGTGAACTTTCCATTGAAGCCGTTAAAACAAAAGATACTCCAAGTGGTTCAATCATTGTAGACTCTGATACTTTACCAAATTCAGACAATGATTTCTTTGATGCTTGGCAGTTAAGTGGTTCAACAGTATCAGTTAATATTAGTAAAGCAAAAGAGATTACTAAGAAAAGATTGAGAGCTGAAAGAGAACCTTTGTTGGCTGCTCAAGATGTATTATTTCAAAGAGCATTGGAAACTTCTGCTGATACAACAGCAATCGTGGCTGAAAAACAAAGACTCAGAGATATTACTACTCAAGTTGATTCAGCAACAACTACTGCTGAACTCAGAGCAATGAAGGCAGAAGCCTAAAATGGCAGTTGCTATTAATGGAACTTCTGGATTAACATTCAATGATTCTACCACTATAACTAGTGGTTATAGTGGCGCTAAAGCATGGGTAAATTTTAATGGAACTGGAACAGTAGCCATTCGTGCGTCTTATAATGTTTCTAGTATTACCGATATTGGCACAGGAGAATATAGAATTAATTTTACAAATCCTATGCCTGATACTAATTATGTTTGTACTGGTTCAACTGCTTGGACTACAGGACAACCCTCTGCAATTGTTGGTTCAGGAACAACAGATGGTTCTTTTACAACTTCAAGTCTAAAAATATATGTTCTTGGTAATTCCAGTGATGGTTTAATTGATGTTAGCACTTGTATGGTTGCAATATTCAGTTCATAATTTTTAGATAAAATAACCTATGGCTTTTCCTAGCTCACCTTCCAATAATCAAACGGCTATCGTTAATGGTATAACGCACGCCTATGATTCATCTAAAAATGCTTGGGTCAGACAACAGACATCCATATCGGCATCCGGATCTGATGATTTGGCCAGAACCATAGCCAATACAGCAACAAATAACATAACCATAATTCAAGGTGTTAATACTAGCCAAAATACTAGATTATCGGTTATTGAAGGTGGATTAATTAGTGCCAACGCTAACACCGTTTATTTAAATACTTTAATCACCACTAATAACACCAGAATATCGGTGATTGAAGGTGGTCTCATTACTGCCAATGCTAATACATTAATGTTACAAGGTGTTAATACTAGCCAAAATACTAGATTATCGGTTATTGAAGGCGGTTTAATATCAGCTAATGCAAACACCATTTTCTTAAATAGTTTAATCACTACCAATAATACCAGAATTGATAGTGCAAACAATACTGCTAGAGCAGCCTATGATAAAGCTAATGCGGCTTTTGATAAGGCAAATACTGGTGGTAGTGGTGGTTCCACCTCAACCTCATCAAATACTGCACCAGTATCACCAGCTGTTGGTGATATTTGGTATAAAATTTCAAACGATACAATTTATAGATATACAAATGATGGTACAAGTAATTATTGGGTAGATACAAGTAGTTCAACAGTTTCAACAACAGGTAGTGGTACGGCATATAGTCGTACCAGTTTTACGGCTACAGCAGGTCAAACAACTTTCTCAGTAACATACACAGTTAATTATATTCAAGTGTATGTGAACGGTGTTTTATTAAACGCAGCAGATTATACAGCAACTAGTGGAACTAATATTGTATTGGCTGTTGCTTGTACTGTTGGTGATATTGTTGAGACAGTTGCTTTCACAATTAATTCGGTAACTACAACAACTAGTACCGCTAGTAATGCTTATGCGGATGCCAATACGGTTATCTTCATAAATAATAACGTAATTTCAGCCAATGCTAACATTGCGGCCAACAAAGGTGCTATGAGTGTTGGTCCTGTATATTATGCGGCAGGTGTTACAGTTAATATGGCAGCCAATTCTAGGTGGGTAATTCTATGAGCTCTCAAGTTTTTGCAGGTGATACTTCAGGTAGTATAACAATTCAAGCACCAGCCGTTGCTGGTACTGGTGTATTAACTTTACCTGCGAATACTACAGGTATAATAGGGATAAGGACAGGAGTATTACAGGTTGTAGCTAATACATTAACTACAGCCACAAGTTCAACAAGCACAACAGATGTTACAGTTGGTTTAATTGCGACTATAACACCAACAAGTGCAACAAGCAAAATACTTGTTATGTATAATTTACATGGATCTACTACAAATTCTTTACAGGCAACTATATATCGTGGAGCAACCCCTATTTGTGTGAGTACAGTTGGCGCATCAGGCAGAAACTCAACAAGTTCTTATGTACCAGGCACAATTCAATCAAGCTTTTTAGGTACTCAGTCTCAACAGTTTCTTGATTCTCCAGCAACAATATCACCAATAACATATGATATAAGATGTAATACTGATGCTGGAACTTTTTATATTAATAGAAGGGGTGTTGATACTTTCTTTGGTACAACATCAACTATTACCCTCATGGAGATTGCAGTATGAGTACCATATCTTCAGGAAGTTCAGGTTTAACTTGGACATCAGACAACTCAAGTAATTTGGCCATAACTTTAACTAGTATTGTTGATAACACAGGTAATACAGTAACAGGTTCTACTGTGGTTAATGGTTCAGCAAAAGCTTGGGTAAATTTTAACCCAAATAGTCCTGTTGTTATTAATTCTTCTTATAATATTTCTAGTATTACAAGAACTGGAACAGGGGCATTTACTTTAACTTTTACAAATGCTATGGTTGATGCTAATTATAGTGCTGTATTTGGAGGAAGGGCTGCAAATGGAGTAATGGGGTTTTTTCTTGAAATTAACGATACTGCTGGCATTGTAAGAACAACAACACAATTATCTGTGTATTCTATACAAGGTGGTTCTTTTTCTTTATCAGATACAAATACAAAAATGTCAGTAGCAATTTACAGATAAAAATAATATGAGCACAATATCAGCCGGCACAAACGTTAATACAAGCCTAAACTACTCAGCAGATACCACAGGTAATTTGGTGTTTCAAAGTGGTAGTTCTTCAAACACGGCATTAACTTTAGATAGTTCACAGAATGCTACGTTTACTGGTAATGTGAGTGTTAAAAGTATTCTTAGTGGTACATACACAGATGTATCCAAAGGAGTGGCAAAAGCATGGGTTAATTTTAATGGAACAGGTACTGTCGCTATTCGTTCTTCTTTTAATGTTTCTAGTATTACCGATAATGGTACAGGAGATTATATTATAAATTTTACAACCCCTATGCCTGATACAAATTTTGCAACATTAACCACAACTGGTACCAATTCGGATAATCCAACAATTATGAATATACAGGGGGTTACAGGTTCAAGTACAACATCTAGTATAAGAATTGTTACTGCTAAATGGCAAGATGCTTCTTCTGTCGATAGAACTACAGTAACTGCGGCAGTATTCAGTTTATAATTTTTAAAAGGAAATAGTGTGACGATTTCTCGTAATCTTTCTAGTATACCAAACACTATAACTGCTAATACAATTATAGATTCTACAGGTAATACCGTACCAATATCTACTGTAGTTCAAGGCACGGCAAAGGCTTGGGTTAGTTATAATGCATCAACTACTACAATTAGGTCCTCATTTAATTGTAGTTCGGTTACATATGTTTCTGCAACAAATTATATATTTAATTTTACGAATCCTATGCCTAATGCAACTTATGCCACATTAAGCACTACAGGAGGAACAACAAATAATTATGCTCTTTCACCTTGGACAAGTATAGTGGCAACATCAAATACACAATTTGGATTTACACTTAATGGTTCTGTAAATCCAACATTTTTATCAGTAGCGGTATTCAGTTCATAATCCAACACAATAAATAAGCCATGTCCTTTCCTACGTCACCTGCCAATAACCAAACTGCTTTAGTTAATGGTACAAACTACGTCTACAATTCTACTGAAGGTAGCTGGACACGGATAACGGTGAGTAGTCCAAACGTTGGTCCTGTATCATTTAATTCAAACACAATTACTTCAGCAGTAACATTTATTTCAGGACAAAATGGATTATCTGTGGGTCCTATATCAATAACAGGGGCTGGTAGTGTGAACATTCCACCAGGCCAAAGATGGGTGATTATTTAAAATGCCTTCAATAATTAATGCTACCGTCACTTCAGGTTTAACAGCCAACTCTGATACTTCAGGTAATCTAATATTTCAAACATCAAGTACCAATGTGCTAACTTTAGATAGTTCACAGAATGCTACGTTTGTTAATGATATTACTTCTCGTAATGGATTAGTTCCAGGTGAATTGTTTTATCGGCTGAATGTTGCATATACAGGAACAGCGACTACATCAGCACAACCATTGTTTGGTGTAGGAGTAACCGTAAGTGGCTCTACTGTTTATCAGTTTGAATCATTAATCGCAGTATCAAAATCAGCAACTGCGTCATCACATAATTTTCAGTTAGGTTTTGGTGGTACGGCTACATTAAATAATATTTCGTATGGATGGTATGGACCACAATCAAGTATTACTTCATATAATGATTTAACTAATGGTACAACCTATAGTGGGTTTATACAAACTGCAACTGCAACTACATTAGCCTCACCTGGTGCTACAGCAGCAATTTATAAAATATTTTTACTTAAAGGTACTGTCTCTATAAACGCAGGAGGAACATTTATTCCTCAATATACAACTAGCGTATCAGTTGGTCCGTACACCACAGCAATAGGAAGTTTCTTTAAGCTTTCACGAATTGGTGCCTCAGGTGCAAATACAAGTATAGGAACATGGGCATGACTGTAATAATAGACACCAATGGAATCACAGCACCTACAGCCAATATTACCAATACTATAACGGCTAACACAATGGTAGATGCCACAGGTAATACAATACCAGCATCTACTTTGGTTCAAGGTTCGGCAAAAGCATGGGTGAAATTTACGGCTTCTGCAAGTCCAACTATTAACGGATCATTTAATGTTAGTTCTATTACTTATAATGGAACAGGTGATTTTTCAATTAATTTTACAACTGCTATGTCTAATGCTAATTATGTTGCCGCAATAAGTTGTGGTGAAGCTGGTTCATCTAGTAGAACTTGTAGCCCGTATTCTTTTTCGACTTCATCTTACAGATTTTGGTCATATAGTGGGGCAAATGTTCAATTAAATATGCCATTAAATAGCGTAATAATTTTTGGTACTTAAAGAATAAACCATGAGCACAATATCAGTCGGAACAACTAACGTCAATTCTTTTATAGTCAATACAGATACCACAGGTAATTTGGTATTACAGACTGCCGGCACAACTACAGCATTAACTTTAGATAGTTCACAGAATGCCATATTTACCAGTAACGTAAGTGTTAAAAATTCTGGTGGGGTGTATACGGATGTTTCTAGAGGATTATCAAAGGCATGGGTAAGATTTATGTATTCGGCTCCCACATTAACAATTTATGGTTCTTTTAATGTTTCTTCTGTAACTCGTAACGGAACAGGTGATTATACAATTAATTTTACTACTGCAATGCCTAGTGAAAATTATGTAACTATTGGTAATGCAGGCGATTTATCTGGAGCACCGCCATCAGTCTCAACTTCTATAAGACCTTGTGGTTACTTTACATCAAATACCAGAATAGGTGCAGTTTATGCTGGTGGATTATATGATTATGCAATAGGCGTATCAGTATTCAGTTCTTGATTGTCCACCTAGAAACCTAAATATAAATAATAACAAACATATAAGAATATACCTACATGGCATTTCCAAATTCTCCCACAAATGGCCAAAGTACCACCGTAGATGGTATAAATTATACCTATTCTTCGGCTGAAAATAGTTGGACCAGACAAACTCTAGTTCTCACTACAGACGCCACAGCATCACCAAACACAGTCATACTCCAAGGTGTTGATGTTACACAGAATACTAGAATTTCTGTATTGGAAGGTGTTAATACTACACAAAATACCAATATAACAACCGTTACTGGTCTGGCACAGGCGGCCTTTGATAAGGCCAACACGGGTGTATCCACATCTACTGATGATTACGCCAGAGCAACCTCGAATACAGCATCAAATAACATCACCATACTTCAAGGTGTAAACACAACTCAGAATACCAGAATTTCTAGCGTTGATAATACTGCAACGGCAGCTTACGCTAAAGCAAATGCAGCCTTTGATAAGGCCAATACAGGTGTAACTAGTTCGATTGATGATTATGCTAGAACAACAGCTAATACTGCAACCAATAATATCACCATATTACAAGGTGTAAACACAACTCAAAACACCAATATAAC